GCGACACGGTGGAGGACGGCATCGCTATGGTGAAACAGTACATCGAAAGCCTCGCCACAGACGAGAAGACAAAGAGCCTCGTGTCCGCCATCATGCGCCTGCTGAGCCGTGACGGTATGGGCAACCTTAAAGCCAGCCGCGTGCTGCAACTTCGGAAAATGGCAGAGGAAAGCAACGACGACAAGTTCATGGAGGGTGTTAAAATCATCGAGGAGGCATACCAGCCCACCATGACACGCCAGTTCATCCGTGCCGAATACAAAGACAAGAAGGGACAGTGGCACATTATACCGCTGAGCGTGACAGACGCGGACACCGACGGAGAGGAAGAGGCAGAAGTAAAAAAATAAGCGTGCTACCTATGCATTCCCGAAAGAAGACAAAAGCAACACGCCCCGAATTTGTTAATAAAGCGTCGGCAAAGGTAACAAATTGTTTCGGGCAATGCAAAGAAAACACCACAAATCAACACTTGAGCGCATCAGAAAAGTGCGTGCGATAGTTGACCGCTACTATGAAGCAGGCAACAACAGCAAATGTTACAAGGCGGTGTGGCAGCGATATGTGTGCCCGTTGTACCCTATGAGTTACCGCACGTTCCTCAGTTATCTGGACATACCGACACCGCCGCCCCCGCCACCCACTGCACTGGAGCAGTCGCTCTTTGAATTTTGGGACGATATGCCAGTGTACGGCAAATGACACAAAAGGCTGCACCGCCAGAAATGGGGTGCAGCCTTTTATGTGTCTATACGCGGTCTATAATCTCCATGGTCGAAAGCATGACGCTCTGCTGCGGACGCTCTGCTGTGGCATCCACGGCGCGGGTTTGCCACCGTTCTATGTTCTCCATCAGTTCGCCGTGGTTGTGGTTTGTCGCGCTGGCGGTGAGCTGAAAGGCCGTGAAGCCAGTGCCGCTCAGTCCCTGCATGGCAGCGTTCACGCGGTCGATAAGGTCGAAGTACTGAAGGGCTGTGTCAATGCGCTTGTCGGCTGCGCCAGCGGTGTAAGCCTGCCAGCGTGTGACAATATGGAGGCGCACTGGAATGTCGGCCTCTCTCTGCCATCGCGAGAGCTGGCGCACCTCGTACTGCTCGAACTCAATAAAGACGGCAGGGAGCGGCCACGGTACAGAGGTGGCGGCTTCGACAACGTGTTCGTTCCACAGGTCTATGAACTTAATGTCGGGGCAACGCTCGGCGATACGCTGGGCGATAGCCTTAAAAATCTGTTTTCTCATTTTCTCTTTCTTATGAATTGTGCAAGTGACAGGCTGAACTGCTGAAGGTTGTCGTCTATCACGTTTTTAATGAGCTGCTGCGTTTCTTTACCGTCGCCTATGAACTGACGCTGCGGCATGTTGAAACGGCGTTTATGGGCGCGAACCTTATAGCGTTTCCCTTTCTTGCTTGTGCGGTAATGCGTTCTGACAGTGAGCGTGCCTTTGCCGCCCTCGTTATGGATCGTTGTGTAGGGCAGCGAAGAAGAAAAGCGCACGCCATGGCTGACGACCTCGCTTTTGATGCTTCGCCGCATCGCACCCGTGACCACAAGGAGAGAGCCAAGAGCTTTCGGGTCTTTGCGCGGCTTCCATGCGTCGGAAAAAAAGGCTTTGCGCTGGAAGTTCTTGTCGAACTCGTCGGCAAGTTCCACACGCATATCCTTTAGAATGTTGGCTTCAAGCTGTTTGCCGTCTGGAATATTTGGCATATTGTTGAAATTATTGTTAATAACTTATTGAACTATGAGTAAAAGAACGTATCTTTGTGGCATGATAAACGAAAATAACCACATACCTGCTGAAGTAGTCCGTTATCAGAACGAAAACGGCTGCAATACTTCGGAGCTTGTCGCGTCAAATGCACAGGGCGATATTTACGCCCTTTCGCGCATTGATAGCGACGGTATGCCTGTACCTATCGGTCTGCCTTTATTTGTCATTGTTAAAAACGACAAGGCTATTCTTGTTACAGGCTCAGAGGCTTTCAAACTCTCACACACCCTATTTACTGATAAATAGGTTCTTTAGTTTCGGGTTTATCAGTTTGTCGTCTATTCTCAGACACCCTACCATGTTAGGCTTCATATCATCGAGGTAATAATGTACATCATCCTTACCGCTTTGAGGGTCAAAAAAGCGAATTTTACCACCTTTTACCTCTGCACAGAACACATGGGCACTGCCCCCTTTCCAAGCGCAGTAAATTTCATAAACCCCGTCGTGGCTGCACTTTTCGGCAAAGTATTCATCCAAACGCTTTCTTGTCATCGTCTTATACCCTTTTTTGTTCTTCCAGCTATAAGTATAGTCGTAATCAGGTTTTGAACCATCCAAGTTGGTGAAGCGTTCCGTCCAGTTTATACCCTGCTTCTTCATTTCATCAAAAGCACTGCCTTTAATGTTTGGCTTTGCTTCCATATCGAAGCCCAAACGGCGCAGCCAGTGTGTTACTGTGCAAGTCTGACAATTCACGCGATAACCGCCCCCCTTTGAGAAGTTCGGGTTCTCTTTGCCTTTATTTGCATTCTCGTAGTCCATTGCTTTGCCTTTGGAAATACCGAAAGCCGTTTCAATGTCAAGGTTGTGCTCTGCGACCGCTTTCTTTTCGTCTGCGGTAAGCGTGTCGGGCAGTTCCTTAATCATTTCGTCGATACGGCGTTTCTTTTGCTCTTCCTCGCTCATTTGCTTAATGACTTTCTTTGCCTTTGCTGGTGCCTTATAATAAGGGTGCTTGGGTGGAAAGAGTGCCATTTCAGTGCCAGCGTTGTAGCGGAACATCTGTTGTTTGAGCGTTTCGGTGGCCTCGTCGCCTAATTTCATGGCCTCTTTCGGGTCGGAAGGCTGATATTTGGAGCGGCGCACCTGCACCGCCTGACAGCGGCAGCCCCAACCGTTAGGCGGGTAATATTTAGACCAGAACGGGTCGTCGGCAGGGAGCGTAATGCCGTCGAGAGCCGCATGGTCTGGACGTACACGGGAGTCCTGCGCCGTGCGGTACTGGAGGAAATAGCGGTCGGTGTCCTGTTTCAGGTCGTTCCACTTAACTGCCATGAGGGAAGAGCCAAGGGCGTGCTTGTACTCAGCATTAAGCCAGTTCACATTATAGTTCTTGTTAATCTGCTGCACGTCTTTACGGAAGTCGTCGAAAGGCTTCACGTTCCCCTGGTCGTCGAGCATGGAAAGCCCAACCTCGCGGAGCGCGTGGAAAGTCTTCAAGCCAGAGAAGATGAAACCGTTGTTTTCAAGCGCATAGCGCAGCGTTTCGGGGACTTCATGCGGCACGGCAGCATCGACGGCACGGTTAATTATCCGCGTCGTCTCGTCAATGACCTTTCGGGCGCGTGGGTCGGTGAGCTGCGAGACATCAAAGCCGCCAGCGTCATATACCATTTGTGCGGCATCGTCGAAAAGAGCCGCATCGAACACGGGAGCCTCGCCGCCCTCGCCGTGTGCCAGCGTGAGGGCATCATCCTCGTAGAGCTGGAGCAGTGCAGAGTGAAACGCCCCGTAAGAGCTGCGCAGGTCTGCGGCCTGCGCGGGGCTTATCTGAAAAAACTGTCTGGCTGCGTCTTTGCCTGACGCACGCCCGTGATACCCACATTGTATTTGTCGATGAAATACTGCGGGTCTATCTCGTAGTATTCCAGCAGGAGGCGTTCTATTTCCCTTTGCTCGGCAGGCGAGAAACTGGCTGCATCGTCCCACTCAAAGCGTAAGCCGCCCACGGGGAAACCGTGCATGAGCATGAACGGCATCAGCTTGTCGTTAATGTTGTATGCCAGCATGGTCTTGTCGTCTTCCACCACATTCTCGAAGACTTCGAGGTGAGTTTCAGACTGAGAAAGGCTGCTACCGCTGTCTATGGTCATGGTCTGGTTGAGGATACCCTTTGACATTTCGGAGTTACAGCGGTCAATGCGTCGGTCGAAGACGTTGTAGGCATCGCCTCGGCTTGTTTCCTTTATCTCTATATCCGTGCCGTCTGGGAACAGTCCCCAAAAGGCAGACCCCATATTTTCCAGCGCGTTCTCGATTTTCGCACGTTCTTTGTCGTCGGTCGTTGTGGCTTTGGCTATACGCATGGGCGCACCGAATATTTCGCCGAACATGTCCCAAAATCCAAGCATATTGCGTTTGCTGATACACTGGGGCGAGCATGAAAGGAGGAGACCAAGGTCGGTTTTGCCGCCAGCTTCCAGACACCACTGTGAGAACTCGCCCTCTCGGTATGGAATGCCACAGTGCCAGTCTTCGCCTACTGTTTTGAGCAGCACGCCATGCTCAGGGCATACGTGTTTGCGCGGCACAAGTTCCACACCGTCGAACTTCATGCCGTCGGAAGTCTTTACCACATCGCCGAACTGTATAAGCGAGTGTCCCCAATAGCGTGAAAAGAGGACGTGCGTACAATAGTCGTCGAACCATTCCTTGCGGAGCAGGTCGGTGGCCTTTTCGTCTTCTTTGCCGTCTTTTCCCACAAGTCGGTACTTGTTGCGCTTGACCATTCCCACACGCTGCGAGATACAGCCCTGTAGGTGCAGGTCAATGAGGTTGTCCGTGTAAATGTCGTAGAGCAGGGCACGCTGCGGGTTATCTACATTTATGGCCATCTGCCATGCCTGCCTCCACATGCCCACATCCTTTTTCGTGAGCGTGTCGGTCTGCTGCAAGAGCTGCGCAGTAAGGCGCAAGCCCTGCTTTGAACGTGCAAACTTTGCGAGCCGCTGCATGTCGTAGCGTGAATATATCTGCTCGCCCGTTACGGCGGCATAGGCCGTTTTAATTCTGCTTAAAAAATCCATTGCTTTAATGCTGTTAAATAAAGTGTTCAACGCCGTTTAATGAGCCTTTGAAAGCCCATTAAACGGCGTTTAATCTGTTTACCAAGTAGGACGCGTCTTCTTCTGGCTTCCCCATTTTACAGGGTTGTTAGCGTCTGTGTCGCCGTCAACGCCCATATAGGTGGGGAAATCGGGCGAGGCTTTCGACGCTTGCACGTCACGCAGCCACTTTATACTCTCGTTATACAGGCTTTCGCGCCGCTCTATGCCCATATTCTGCGGCAGACGGTGAACCATTAGCCACAGGGCTATATTGACACAGCACTGCACCAGCTGCGGGTTGCGGTCTGCGCCAGTCTGACGGAACGCCCGCGCCATATCGTAACGGTGGCGCGTGTAGCTGCTTATCTGTTCCTGTGCCGCACGCTCGGCGGTCAGTCTGAGGTCGGTGTTGGCCTGCAACGTCTCAAACTCGAAATCATCGCACACCGCCTTGTAATCATCATCGTTTAGAAACATTGCGCTTACGGAAAGAAAAAGAACAGCGGCGGCACTTGTCCAATGGCTGCGGCACAGCCTCGAACATGGCAACCTTTCGTGCCGTCTCTGCGGTGAAACCCTTTGAAAAACGGTGCTGGCGTATCAGCTTTTTAACACCCTGCATGGAAACGACACGCGGACGTCCGTTCCATACAAGTACCAAGAATTTGCGGCGGTGCAGGTTTGCACTGCGCTGAGCCTTACGAATGGCTCGACGTGCACGGAGGTCAAAGACCACGGCGCGGATAAAATGCTTTACTCTATTCATTACCATGTTATATTTTTAGCCGACCGACGTTTGCCGAAAGACGGCGTGAAACTTGAAATGCTTGAATGTTTTTGCAGCAGATAGATAGCCCCCTCGTCTGCGTCGGGCGCATCATCGTGGCCGCGCATACCTTTCTGAAAGGCCAGCGTGAAATCAACGGCACGCACCATGTCGGGGTCGTCCTTTTGGCTCTCGTCGTAAAAGACGAAGCCACGCTCCCACAGAGGGGCGACGCTCTCGATACGCTGGAACTTGTCGGGCTTCTTTCGCTTGTCTGGAATAATGGGCAGCTGGTAGCCTCGTAACATACCTTCTGTGACGAAGTCTTCGAGCTGTTTGTCCTGCATGAAGTTTGCCTCCATATAGAACTTTACGGCAATGCCTGTCTGCTGCGCCCACTCGTAGAGGTCATAGCACCAGCGTACCATTTCGGCAATGGTGGCCTGACGCACGAAAGCCCGCAAGTGCCAGAGGCGTGTCGCTTTGTCCTTAGCCCACAGCTTTGCGGCTTTGTAGTCGTTTTTTGTGCTTGACTTCCACGAGGGGTCGATATACAGCACAATTTCCGTGAAGTCGCGCCACGCTGGCCGCTTTGCCCACTTTATCCAGTCCTGACGGAAGACGGCACCCTCGACAATCGGGTTATTCATGTACTCTTTCTGAAAGGAGCGGTAGCCCTCGAAATCCTCAATGGCCTGCACCTCTTCGCGTGTCCACTTCGCCGCCCATGACACGTGTCCCTCCCTGTCCAGAATATCGACCTGCGAAACCTTAACGGACTTAATGGCACATATATTCGCCAGTACGGAGTTCTTTGCTATGAGGTTGCCCACCATGATGAAGCGACCACGGCCACCATCCAGAGCACCGAAAAGAGCTTCTTTAACCCAATCGGTGAGGCGTGACACACGGGCAGGGTTTTCGCAAAGCTCGTCATCGTCCAAGTCGTCGATAACAATGTAGTCAGGACGGTGGGAGCGATAACGAAGACCACGGGGCGACTGTCCACGACCACGGGCGAAAAAGGCCGTACCGTCTTTTGTGACGAAAGAACCCTCCTCCCATGTGCCGTTGTTATACTGTTCGCCGAAGTCGGCGGCATACCGTTTGTTGTATTGTAATTCCGCCTGCAAGTCGGCCAGCAGCGTATTTGCGTTGTCCTGAGACTTTCCCACCAAGACCATGACCCAAAACTGGCGAAGCTCTGCACCGCCGTAAATCTGCGCCTTTAGCCACATAGGGATGAAAATGTCCAAATGCGTGGATTTTGCCGCGCCTCTATGCCATTTGAAAACCGCCTTTACATTTCGGTCTGAAATGATTTGCTTTGCCGCTTTGAGGTGGAACGGGGCGCAGGGTGTTTGTCTGCCCGTCTGCGGGTTGGTGGTGTAGTGCGGGAAGTAATAGTCGACAAACGCGCCATAATCTGAAAGCAGGCGTTTAATGCGCTGTTTCTTCTGCGCGTCCGTCTCGTGTGCATCCACGGTGGTGGCTTCCTGCACTGTCTCGCAATGCGCTTTCCACTGCTGTAACGCCTCTTTCGGCGTAAGTTTGTCGTAATTTGGCATGGCTACTTAATTAGTTTGTTCTGCATGAGGTAGTTTATATATTGGTTGTGGTACTTGTTTATGGTCTTCAACAGTTCGGGCGTAATGTCCTCGTCGAACTGCGCCTGATATTGCAGCCATTTACCGAAAGCCATAAACACCTCGATAACATCCACGATGCTGGTGTGCTTGTCGA